CAAGGGGATTATTCTATCGTAATCTGATACTATGATAAATCATAGTATGACCAGCATCATATATAACAATTCCGCAGGTGTATTCTTTTATTCGCAAGACACTCACCGATTCTTATATCTATTACGCAGTGATGATAAGAATCCGGGAAACTGGGGAATACCCGGTGGTAAAATAGAACAGAATGAAACTCTATTTGAGGGTCTCGAACGTGAATGTTTAGAAGAAATAAGTTATTTTCCCAATGATGCCAAATTAATACCCATTCAAAAATTCGTCAATAACACATTCACTTATCATACATTTTTCTGTAAGATAGATAAAGAATTCATACCTACATTAAACGATGAACATTGTGGCTATGCATGGATGGATCAATTACATTACCCAAAACCATTACATCCCGGATTGTTTAACACAATCAATTTTGATGTAGTACAGACTAAATTACAGAACCTCATAAAAAAAGCCGCGTAATGCGGCTTTTTTGTTTCAGTATAAACTGATTAGCAATAGTTGTCTACTGCTGTATAGATTAAACCTGTTGCATCATCAGGTGTATCACTAGCACCCTCCAATGTTGCAATATACTTAGTACCTGGATTTTCATCTACACCGTTGTCAGTAAAGTCAAAAGCAAAGTGGTTAGTAACAGAGGCTGCATATACATCTGATCCACTAGCAAAGTTAAGATTCAAATTCATTTGATTTCTAGACAAACTTGCATCAGCTACGTTTACTAATGTACAAACACCAATAGGATATACAGTACCATTAGTAGTTAATCCAACACCATTAATTGTTGCTGTAAATACTTTGCCGGCGGCTGCATCAGGGCCTGCACCCAATGCTTCCCAATCGGTATTACTTACTGAAATAATCATGTAACTTCCACCTGCACAAATAAATTCATCGTTCACAATATTTTTTTCTACTACTAAGAATTTTCTCTTACCTTTTTGACGAACAACATATCCGTCATTAGCTGCCGGAGTAGAGTTAGTGAATGCACTATTAGTTACTGTAGCTGTTGCGGCTGCATCTAAAGTGATTGATGGATATTGTTCTGCTGTAATATCAGCAGTCTCAACAGTTAAGTCAAGTTTTGCACCACCTGGAGTAGCACTGACTGTAAAGTGTGTACTATCAACAACTGTTTTTACATAATAAACTACACCACCGGTTAAACCTGCGTAATCTGTAGATAATACTACTGGACCATCAGCAACTAATGCTGTTGCCGCTACTGCGCCTTTAGTTGTGAAACTATCAGTAGTTCCTGCAGTTGCCGCATCAATAGTGATGGTTGGTACTGGTGTATTGATTGTATTGACTGTGCCTAGTGCTGCCACAGTAGGATCTGTTAATGCATCACCTGAGTAAATTGAATCACCAACACTAACTGTATTAGCATAATCAGTGATACCATCACCCCAGATTACTGTAATGCCTGATGTACTGTTAACTACACCATATTGCTTTTTCTCAATCGCTACTGAACATTCAATCATATCGCTATCATTGAAACTTGGAATTCTTCCACCAAGAATACCTGGATAGCTTCTATCAAATCCATTATCAGTTGTGCCATCATTTGGATAGCCATTATCTACTTCACCATCTGGATCGGCTGCTGATTGTACTTTAATTATTTTTAACGGACGTCCCATTTGTTTTCTCCTTGTATATGTGTGGGTTCTAGCCACTACGCGGTGGGGACCGCATAAATTCTCAGAATTAAGAATGTATTAAGTATTTATCAAAAATTAGTAAGATCAGGTGTTTGGTGACAATGGATATGTGATATTAGCATTCGTTCCAGTCATATACCAAGTATCACTATATATTTTTTGTAAAGTTATTGTACCGGCTGGGTAAATTTCTGCTCTAACCCATTCTTGTGGATCTGGCGCAGGAAATGCTGTATAGTTTATCAGTGCCCCTGTATTGTCTATTACTGATAATTTTACAACAACATTAGATTCACATTCAACAAATAAATTATTACCATAAAGTGAATCATTAATGATTTCAACTTTGGATCCAATTGGGAAATTAATATTTGCTTCATCAGGGATAACCAATGTTCTTGATGAGGCCGCACGATCTAGTATTACAGCATTATTGTCTGTTAATGCTAATTTTCTTTCAGACGGATTAGCAAACTCATTTACAGTAGTTACAATGTCTGATGAACTAATAGTACCTTCACTACTAAATGTGATATTACCTAAACTTACATTGCCACCGCTATCAGTAGTAATTGAGGTACCACCTAAATGAATAGTTGTGCCACTTAACCATAAATCTTTAAATCTGTTTGTTGCATTACCCAAGTCATATGTAACATTAGCGTTAGGAATAACATTACCGCCGACACTCATATCGCCGGCAGTAGTAACATAATTAGCAAATACATTGTTATAATAGCGAGTACTGTTACCTAAATTAATAGATAAATTAGCATAAGGCATTAAGGTGTTTGAGTCACGATGGAAGCGGAATTTTTCATTTGATTCCATGAATCCACCAGTAGCAAAAATTATATCACCGTGATCAACATCAGCAGTAGCAATTATTAGATTGCCACCATTACCATTTTCCATACCATGAACTAAAAGGTATCCATCACATGATTTAGTTATAGTAAAATTAGCATCACTGAAATTACTTCCAGTGAAACCTAGGTCAATCCAGCCTTCTGCATCGCTGCCACTATCACTGTATGCCACCCAGTCAGCACTGCCCTGGTCTGACGCATTGACCATTGCTGATTGAACATATTGTACACCTGTGTCTTTTCCAATGAAAATTTGATTTTGAAAACTTGATCCCTGTGCATTATTACCGGCAAACAAATGTAGTCCTGCATTCATGGTAGAAAATGCATGTATATGATTGCCGTGAATATTACCTTGACTTGCTATACCACCTACTACTCTTACTGCACCTGAAGTCATATTTGTACTTTGTACAGTATTAGCAACGGTTATTTGTGCGTCAGCGTTTAATGTCAACGTGCCGTTAGAAGTTAAGCCTGTTAATATACCAACACTTGTAATATTTGGCTGTGCATTGGTGTATATCGTACCTGCTACTAATGCATTCCCAACTTGTCCACTTACATTGGCACCTGCTACTGAGTTAGCAATATTTGCATAATGCGATTGTACGGCACTTGTAACATTACCTGAAACATTTGCTCCGGCAATATTATAGATGAATATACCATTACCACTGAAATAACTTGCTGTTGCTAAGTTACCTAAATTAGCATTACCACTTGAGATATTAGCAGTAACTGTTAGACTACTCAATGTTCCGACGGATGTGATATTTGGTTGTGCATTAGTTGTTACTGTTCCTGCATTTGTAGTAGATCCGGCACTTGTTGCATATGTTGCATTTGCTACTGTACCTGAGACATTAGCACCTGCTATATTAGAGATGAATATTCCATTACCAGTAAAATAATTACTTGTTGCTAAGTTACCTAAGTTAGCATTACCACTAGATACATTGCCGGTTACTGTTACACTTGCTAATGTACCTACAGATGTGATATTTGGTTGTGCCGCAGTTGCCAATGTACCGGTATAATATGTTGAAGTAATATTTCCAGTAACTGTTAATATATTTATTGATGTGTTAAACGTAAAATTAGCACTGGCCCCAGCATTACCTTGATCATTGAATATGACCTGTGTATTGCTGCCGGGAGCAGAAATGTTACCTATAATATTACCTACAATGAAATTACCAATAAAATAATCAGCAGTCATATTACCAGTTGCAGTAACTTCATCACCTGCTAATGTAGTAGCATTGATATTACCTGCATCCACGTTACCCACTACTTGCGCTGTACCAGAAACATTTATATTACCAGAGTTTACATTTGCGGTTACGTTAGCATTATTAAGAGCAATAACACTAGTAAAAGTTCCTAGATTAGGTGTGTCATTACCTATGGACCCATTAACTTTTCCGTATATATTAGCATTAACATTACTAGCATTAATATTGCCGCCTACATTTAATAGATTGGTTGCTTTGTTAAATGTAAATGTGCTACTTCCACCAAATACACCGGACGTATCATTGTATTGAACTTGAGTATTACTACCACCGGGCACTGCATTACCTGTAGGACTAATAGTAGCTAATGCATATCCGGTGTTAGCAGTAGCTGGGAAAAATGTACCTGTGTTTACAGTAGTGGTTAAGGTTGAATCGGTATAAAGACTAAAGGTAGTGTTTGAAAGTCTTTTAACAAAATATAAATTAGTGCTACTTACACCACCCGTACTCAATTGTGTCATACCGGCTACGTTGCTGATAGTTACTTCTGCGGTAGAACCAAATAAATGATCAGTTTGAGTAGTAACAATTCCAGGGTTAGCTTGACTTACATTAGCAATTTGAACAGTCAACACACCATTGGTAGTCCAATTAAGATTGCCCGCACCGTCAGTCTGTAAGATGTATCCGTTAACGCCGCCATTAAGTTTTACATTACTTATATTACCTAATGTAATTTCGCCACCGGCGTTTCCACCTACATTAACAATAGTAGTTATACTGCTCTGTACATTTATACCCAATAGTTGTCCATTTTCGGGACTATTTAAATCTAGTGTAGAGTTACTAGAACCAGTAATAGTTGAAAAGTCTATTGGACTAGCAGTAGTTAGAATTTCAGTTTGAGTTGTTTCTCCGGGCCCAATTGGTGGTACAATTGCCGGATCATTACCGATATATAGACGTTGTTCGTCAGTTGCAAAACCTAGTTCCCCTATGTCAAGTTGGGGTAGGTCGTCATTTGCCCCTGTTCTGTGAATAATTTTGGAGATTTGTACGATGGCCATAGTTTAATCTTTAGTTGATTAAACTATTTATCACGATTTAAAGGAACCGCATATAGTATTGTTCTACTCGTTTAAACCACATATCAGTGTATTTGTCAAATTCACTGCCCTCAATGATGAATTCCTGATACATAGCGTTAGGATCACACATAAAAATCACACCTTTGCGTATTTTTGTCCCATGTAATTCATTGTGTGCGTTAGCATAGGCTGCTAACTGAACAAAATAATCGTCAATCCATTCACGCTTCTTGGGTTTG